TTACCATTTTAACGCTTCTTCTCTCTCTTCCATTAGAAGTTTCAATTCTTCTATATCCTCTAATGTAGCTCTATTTCTTATAAAACATCTTGCACTAGTCCTATTCCTTAAATAATTTGCATGATCTCTATTTTTTTCTCTCCATCTTTTATCTGCATTCCTTTGTGATTCACTTGTTTTCCCCATTTTAACCCTCCTATTTTATTAAAAAGATTAACCATTATTGTTACAAAAATTAAACGCTTTGTTGTTTTTATTTTTTTAATATTATTATATATTTGTAACTCAAGGTCAATATTACATATATATTCTTAACAAGAATTTAATAAAAAAACTAGTAAATAAAATATTACTTACTAGCTTTCTGGGATTCTATGAATTTAAAATAAATATAATTTCAAAATGTTTCCTAATTATATGTTATTCAAGAGTAGTATATTTGTTATATTCATTGTAAAATTCCCCCTATACAATCACTATTGATTTTGCTATACTATTGGTGAAATACATACTTCCCTAGAGGAGGAATTGTCTACATTTTTTTCATAAACAAAAAAGGACTAGATAAATCTTATAGGTTAATCTAGTCTCTTTTATATATAAATTTAGGCTTTGAAACTATAGCGTTTATATTATTTACAAGAATTATTTTTTTATGCATTGAATATATTATTATAAAGGTATCTACTCTTATATTATATAACATAAAAGACAGTAAAAAAGGATTTTATCCCCCTTTGACTTACTGTCTTTTTATATTAAGTATAGTACAATGCTAGCAATTAGTATAACCAAATACTTATATAAATATAACATTTATAAACCAATCCTATTTTCGTCATAATTAGAATGAATTTATTGACTTTATTACACTTTTATGCTATTTTGTAATTAATATAATAAACCAGTATTAATTTTTATTAAATTAATACTCCAATCGTATAAAAAAGAGTGAGTAATCCCCTATGTGATTGCTCACTCTTTTATTATAAGTACAATACTATTAAGAAATATATTTAATTATTAATAAACTATATACCTATTTATACTAAATTTAGTTTTTCATTGATTTTTTACTATTCTTATGATATTTTTTTATTGAAGCAACAAGCTTGTATTAATTTGATTGAAAATTAATACATATGAACACCATATATAAATAAAAGGAGCGATTAATCTTTCCACATTGTGATTAGTCGCTCTTTTTATATACAAAAAGATAGTGCACAAAGATTACTCCTTATACACTATCCCTTGTGAATTTTTAGATGTATCTAAATTATACTACTTAGTTAGTATATATGTCCAGCATGCAGGCCCTAATTGACTATCGTTCTTAAATCCTAATTTAGCATTTAAATTTACGACTGCTTGGTAGAAGCTATTCTTTCCTTTAGATGGTCCATATTCTCCATCTATAGGCCCATTATATAATCCTAATGCTTTCATAGCACTTTGTGCTAAAAATACATAAGTCCCCTTTGCTCCATATTTTAATACGTTCTTCTTACAATTATTTAACAATTTTCCTTCCTCCTTATTTTCACATAATTCGTTTAGCTTAGCTGTTGTTGCTGGTCCACAATATCCATCTGGATTTAATCCATTATCTTTTTGGAATTTAAGTAGAGCATTATAACTATACTCACCCCATATACCATTAGCTCCCCAGCTTCCTAGGTCATACCCTAGGCTTATAAGTTTAGCTTGTACATTCTTTGCTCTATTTCCTATAAAGTTTTTAGATTGTTCTATAGTTGCAACATAAATAGGTTTGTTATGATCTACCTCTATTGAAGTATCACCAGTATTAATCCACTGTATAAACTCTTTCCATAGGTTAGGATTTTGAATCATCTTTCTAGGGCATCTCTTATAAGTAGCATCATAATGCCTTTTTACTCTGTCCATTCCCCAGCCATATTTTTCTAATAAGTACCTATTTAATTCTGCTGCATTCTTTCTAGCTTTATTGTAATCTGAATCTGGATTAACACATATTTCTATGCTGATGTTATTCCAATTTGTAATTACTCCGTAATTTGCATCTCCTACGGACCATGGACCATCTGTAAGCTCTAAACATTGATAGATTTCTTTCTCATCTACATAAAAATGAACAGAAGCATCTCCTAAATTCCCATTAAATTGAGCTTTAGCATGATTTCTTGCTCCTGCTCCTTCACTATAGTTATCTGTTTCATGGTTAACTATATATTTAGGATTATTTTTTCCTTTATAACACTTATGTGACTTCAAAAATTCTTTATTTATTGTAAGCATCTTTTTCCTCCTTCTTCACCCCGACATTAATGTCGGTACCAAAATTAAAAGAGTAGCCTATTTGACTACTCTTGTTTTAACTCCTTCTTTTCCCCTTCTTTAAGTTGTGCTAATGCATCCTTTAACTTTTCTGGTATTGGTAATCCTAAACCTGCACAATTCTCTAATAAGCTTATACCCTCGTTAGCAATGTAGAAATAACATACTAATGTTCTAAATACCCAGTTACCAGTATTCAATAGTCTATCTAATAATACTGCTACAATAAGAACCACAAAGATAACCGCTTTTCTAGCTATTCCTTTTAGTCCTACATTAGAACTTACTTCTTTATTTATGTAGGCTCTTAACAATCCTGTGATGTAATCTAATACTATAAAGAATATAAGTACCATTAAAGCTGTATCCCAACTTCCAAATAACCAAGTAAACATTGTACCTATAAAGGCAACTCCCATTTTAATACTGTTAAAAATCTTTTCCATCTTTCTTTACCTCTTTTCTTCTTTATTTTTATATACAAAAAAGAGAAGTTACAAAACTCCTCTTTCATGTAAAATCTCTTTAACTTTGTTTATATATTTATCTGGTACTTTCTTAATACCATTATTACCGTCAAGACTTCTTTCTCCTGCTTCTACTAAATCTGCATATATTTCAGCCATTATAATAAACCTCCTTCTACTATTTCAGCTAAAGCTAATTTAATATCTAGTAATTCTTTTGACACTTTTGGATTATCTTTATCACTTTCAGTAACAGGAACAAAAGATTTTAACGTTTCATCATACCTCATATTGTGATTAGTAACCACATCATCTTTATCCACTATTAACTCTAAATAATTAGGAAACATTTCTTGTAAAGGCTTGAAGCCTCCTTCTTGAAAAATTATTTTTTCAACTAAATTATTAGTTAACTTATTGATTAATACATATCTCATAACACACCTCTAATAATATTCTATTAATGCTGTTAAGTTATCACACACATTAGTAGCATGGTCAAGATATACCATAAGAGTGTTAAGTTCTCCTATATATAGTTTAGAAGCACCATCACACCTTCTTGAACCTATACTTTCTCTATAAGTGTTAAATACACTAACTTCATAAAGCCATACAGAACCATCAGGCTTAATCTTTGTAAAGTCAAAAACATATTTAGCTTCTTGACTCATAGTCCAGCCATCTGTCCATTTACCATTTATAGCATAATGCCAAGAATCTGTACCCATTTTGTTGCTAGTCATAAAAGATACTTTGACACCATTCTTTAATTTAGTTTTATCAAAAACAACTGTTCCTGACTTCACATTTCCTAAAAATCTAATTTCCCTATTTGATTCAGGGATTGCTCCTATTTCTGTTGGAGTTGGTTTATTTCCTTCATGATATATCTTTCTCCATGGATTCCAAGATGTTCCTATACCAGCTCTAAATTTTAATTGTTCAGAAACTACAGTAGATGAAGGATTAGACAATTGCCAAGCACAATATCCATCACTCCAGCCTTTTATAGTTACTCCACTTCTCCAACCATCTCCATATTGATTATTAAAAAATGTAGTTATAGCCCTATCTGTACAATCATTAGGAGTAGGATTTGTATTTCTAACATCAGAGACCGATATTGAAGGATGTGAATGGCTTGATGAAGCTGCCCCAATATCTGCTGGTGTTGGTTTTCTTCCAGTATGATAAACAATGTTACCACCTACTTGTACATTTGTAGCATTTAAAGTTCCTGCAATATTAGCATTTCCTTTAACCTTTAATGAATTACTACTATCAGCAGCAACACCATTAACCCCTACCCCATATTTATTTATAAACATAATAGGTAGATTTGCACTAATTTTAATAGTTGTTACTTTATTAGTTACCATATATCCAGTATCATCATTATAAGTAACCTTTAGATCATAAGTATTTGAATCAGTTAATCCAGTTAATTTAAGAGTTTGTGAAGTTTGAGCTACTGATAGATTCCCACTAGATATTACTGGAGTGGTTGCACCAGATTTATAAACTGACCATGTTCCTTTAGTATTAATATTAGGAATAGATGAATTTGATTTTATAGTAACTATTACATCTGCAGTAGTTGCTGCTCTTGTAATTGTACCTTGTGTCAGCGATGGCTCATTGTAAAAATGTAAAGTTTGTGCAGATGTTGTTGCTTCTGAAAAGTTATCTGAATTATAAGTAGATATTACTCTAACCTTATACTTGAATTGTTGAGATACTGTCTGAACTGGTACTGCATGATTATAATAAGTCGTTCCAGTAGGTAAATCTGCAATTTTAGTCCATCCTCCAGAGCCATAAGCTACATATACTTGATAAGTTACTGCTTCCCCTAATTTACCAGTAACTGAACTCCACTTAACTCTAGTAACTTTAGTTCCATCTGGAATAAAATATTTGTTTGTACTTGATGCAATACTTAAATAGTTTGTAGATTCAGTTTGTACTAATGATATGGAAGCAGAAGTATTATTCGGATTTACTTGTAAATTAACATTGATAGCTTCTGACGAAGTTTTAGTAGTACCATTAGAATTCCTACTTGTTAATGTAAAATTTAAAACTCCTTTACCTTTATTAGTAGTTGTAGCAAATACCTTTTTTATATCATCAAACCTTACGTATGGTTGAGTTGATGCTGGAGTTGCTTCTCCAGTTCTCCATATCTTTAGATTAATAGGTGATGCAGCAGTTATATTAGGATTATATACAGTTATCCCATTATCACAACTTAATGTTTTTGTAATTGTAACACCACTTTGAGTATTAGATGCTCCAGAATAAGTAAATGCAATGGTAGTTGTACCAAAAGCAATTGAAGATGTTGAAGAAATATTATCTTGTATGAATTTATTCTTAGTTATTGTTGGAGAATAAATATTAGCACTCCAAGCCCCTACACTATCATAAGCATCTACTACATATTTAAAAGTAGTCCCTTCTCCATAGCCACTAATATTATGAGTATAACTAGTTGAAGCTCCTCTATAAATTTCAGTATACCCTCCTCCATTTATAGATACTCTAAATCTATATCCAGATAAATTTGTATCAGATGCAGCTGGAGTTTTTATAACTAGTTTAGTAGTATTTTCTGATATAGTTCTGTTTGAAGTTGAACCATCTATAGATACAGTTCCAGATAATGAGGGAGGAACATTTGTTTGTGATACTGTTAATGACCCAGTTTTTGTAAAGTCCCAATGAGTATACCCTATACTATCTGTTTGTATTCCTACTGTTATTGATTTAGAGCTGGTAGTACCAACATTAGTTGTAGCAGTATACGTAAATGTTCTAAAACCATCAGAACCTCTCCAAGCTTCACCACCTTTTACAGACATCCACCCACTCCAAGAACCATTTACATTAGCTCTCCATTGAACAGGATAAGCGTAATATGATGTACTATATTGACCTGCTTTTAATTTTAATGTTATTTTTATTGTTCTATTATTACCACTTCCTGAAGTTTGTTCTGCATAAAATTCATAAGACATTCCAGGACCGCTTCCATGTATTCCACTTGCTATTAAAGCCATATATATTTATCTCCTTTCTAAATCCAAAATAAAAAGGAAGGCTTATAACCTTCCCTTAATTAGCATAAAATCCCCAGCCATCCCAGCTAGAATTTTTAACACTTCTCATTTCAATTTGTTGAACTGTTGAATTAATCTTCTCACATATAGTTAAATCTCCATCTATATCAACTTTGCACTTTTCGGCATAGTTTTTTCTAGTGAAGCTAAAATCTCCTCTTTGTCCTTGGTTTCCTTCTGCATCTATAACTAAAGTTCCCAACTTATCAGAAGCGGTCGACCCTCTAAAAATATGATGACCTTGTGAACATCCAATAATATTTAAGCCACCATATGCTCCAGAACTCTTATCTATTGATACAGAAGCTTGGGCTGAATTAACCATAAAATTAGTATCTTTTAATTCTAGAGAATTGTTACCAGTAGAATATTTAACTTTATTATTAATAGTAACATCTGTATTAAAACTACAACTTGTTTCTGATAGCTTTACTTTATCCTTAATAGTTAATATACTATCTTTTACGTGTAGGTTATTACTTTCTATCTCTCCATATAGAATACCTGCTAAAGTTGCATTAGTTGCGTATAAATCACCATTCTTATTAACTCTGAATTTAGCAGATGCTCTATTTTCATAGCTTCCACCAGCCCATATTCTAACATCTGTTGCAGCAGTACCAGTATTAGTTACTCCTGCATCCAATACATCTAAAGTACCTCTAATTGTTGCTTGATTAATTTCCGCAGTTCCATCTGTATTTATAGTATATCCAGATTTACCTTTTACATAGTTAGAAGAATGTAACCACCCATTAATCTCTACAGTACCTACTCCATCTTTTCCATCTACTTTACCTATAGCAAATACTGGTTTACCATCTGCACCATTTACAGTTAATCCAGATAATAAATCTATCTTATCTGCCTTTATAGTATTAGTAGCTATCATTCCACCATTTATATAAGTCTTATCTCCTTGAACATTAAAAATAGGTTGAAGTGTTTTATCTAATGTATCAAAAGTAACTAATCCATTTATATCTAATCTTTCAGAGCTAATCTTACCAGTAGTTATATTTGCTGCATCAATTTCAACTGCCTTTAAGCTCTTAATAAATGCATTATCACCTACAAATAATTCATCTATATTTAATTTTGAGCTTCCTATTGCTTCATCTTTAATTTTATCTGTAGTTACTACATTGTTATTTAATCCTTCTGGAGCTAATACCCCTTTTTCAGAATCAAAAATAGCTTGACCAGATGCATTTAAAACATATATTCCATAGTTACCTCTTGCATCTAATCCTATTTGTACTCTTGTTTTTGGAGTAGCTTGGTTATCTTTTATGGTAATTGTATTATCTGCTATTGATAACTTACCACTTGTTGAACTTATATTAACCTTTGTTGCATCAATTTTACCAGCAGTTATTTTATTGGCATTTAAACTTTTAATAGATGCATCTGTAATAGTTGCCTTTGCTATTTGAGCTTCGGAAATAGATGCTTTTGCTATTTTTGCTCCAGATATAGTACCATCTACTATATTTGCATTACCTACTTTAATTTCACCAGATGCTATTTTATTAGCTACTAACTCCCCAGCACTTACTTCTATTGCAGAAATGGTTTCTGAATTTATTTTTGTAGCATCTATACTTCCTGCTTTTATTCTATCCGCAGATAAAGTACCAGTAGTTATTTTACTTGCATCTAAATTAGCTATTTTGGCAGAGCTTATAACTGCATCTCCAATAGTAGCATTTATTGCATTTATTGCATTAGCTTTCATTCTATCTGTAGATATATCACCAGTTGTTATTTTATCAGCACTTAAATTACCAATCTTTGCACTATTTATTGTTGCAGTATCTGTTGATAAATTAATTGCACTTATTACCCCTGCTTTAATCCTATCAGCAGATAAATCACCAGTAATAATTTTATTTGCATCTAAATTGCCTATTTTAGCAGAATCAATAGTTGCATCACCTATATATGCATTTATAGCATCAATTACATTAGTAGACATTTTATCTGCTGATAAGTTTCCAATCTTTGCACTATCTATTGTTGCATTTGATGCATTTAAATTTATAGCGGTAATAGCATTGGCTTTCATAACATCAGCTATTAAATTACCTGTCTTAATTTTCTCTGCTTCTAAATCAGTAATCTGTGCATTTCCTACAACTAAATCCTTTGCAACAATACTTGCTATTTCAGCTACATCTATTTTTGCACTATCTATTGTTGCTTCTTCAATGGATGCATTTATTGCTTCAATAACAACTGCTTTTATTTTATCTGCTGTAATTGCCTTTGCATCTATCTTATCTGCTGTAATACAGTTAGCAGCTAAATTATCAGCAGTAATATTACCTGCTAGTATTTCATTAGCCTTTATTGAATTTATTAAAGCAGTATTTGCAGTTTGACTTATTGATTTATTTCCTGTAGATCCTACACTATTATTTGTACTCGGTACATTTGCACTAATATTAGAAATTAGTCCCCCATTAAAACTAAGTTTATGAACTCCAATTGGAATTGATCTTAAAACACTTTTCTTATCTGTTAACTTTATGATATCTCCACATTCCAAATGTGGCATTCCCTGTACCTTTAAATCATAAGATGGATAAGTAAAAGGAAACATTCTATCATAAATTACTTTTAGTTCTGCATTAGAAGAAATATTTTCGTTCTCAAACTCTAATGTCGCTCCTGTATCATCCCCATATTGAAATATATCTTCACCTTTTTTGCATATAAGCTTAGATATTTTAATATTACTATCACTCTTTAAAGTAAAATCTATATAATTGTTTGTATCTAAGTCAAACTCTACTGTATTAAAACTTCTAAATTCTATTTCATTATCTCTATTTACTAAGCAATTAGCAGTCAATAGCTCTGCAATAATCATAAGCACATCCCTTATAGAACCAGTAGGCAACACTTTAACATTTACGTTTGGTAATACTACATCTTTAAATATCACCTTGTATTTATTCTTTAATTCATTAACTACATTAGTAACTGATGTAGGATATTTTAGCCCAGATTCATACTTAACATTGCTATAGCTCTCTATAATATCAAAGCATTCTATACTAACCTTATTATCTGTCCTTTTTATAGAATCCGGATTAGGATAAAATGTTCCTAATGGTACCCACATTAAATTACCTATTCCATCATCTATCGCTACAGATGGTTTAATAGTTTGAGTAGTAAAGTAAGAAGGTGTATTCCCTATTCTTAATAACTCTAAGCTAAGCTTTGAAGATGTCACTCCTCCTATAGCTGGTATTCCGTTATTACCAAAGGTATATTCTACATTAAGGCTTTGGACCTCTGTATTATCTAGTATTCTATCTCCTATAATGACTTTAATAGCTACTGTTCTTGTTGGTTCTTTAATCTTATTTAAATAAATAGGACTAACACTATACATCTAACCACCTCCTACTTTTCTATTAAATTAAGTTTTAATCCACTCCACTTAACCTCTTCATCAATATACTGATATGCTGGAGCAGTTCTATCTCCTACATACATAGTTTTGGTTATAATTCCTAATTGTGGATCTGGAAAAGTAACCGTAAAAAAAACTCCAGATACAGCATTTAGTATCGGAGCTATTTCACTTTGGGATAATGGTCCCCACTCAAGATTTAATTTTCTTTTTACTGCTATTCTATCTCTAATAAGCTGTCCAGCAGCATTTCTATTAGATTCACCATCTAAATCACTAACCGTAGCTTCATAAATCTTAGGAGTAGCTATAGCCACTCCATTAATCTTTATCATCTATAACTACCTCCTATAAATCTAATAAAATTTTTCCTTCTTGTCTAAATAGCTTATTCATATTGTCTATAACTACTCTTCCAAGTTCCGTTCCACTAATCTCTAATATTATTGATAAAGGACCACTTGGATATGAAGAATTTCCTCCCTGTGGCATTCTAGAAGCTAATTTATCTGCTAATAGACTAATCCACCCTGTATTATTTTCTAAAGGCATTACAACTTCTCTACCTCGTTCTCCTATTACAGCAAGAGTGGCACTATCTACAATACCACCTTTAGCTAGGTATGGAACTTTTCCGAGCTGTGGTATATCGAATCCCCAAGTTTCTCCACCTATAATTGGTACCCAACTAGGGACCTCCCAACTCAACTTGTTTATTCCTCTAATAGCTACATTAATTGCACTTATCATTCCATTAATAAGTCCAATAATCATATTTATAGGTGCTTTAGCTATTCCAGTAAAGCTATCCCATATTCCTTTAAATATGTTTTTAACGCCTTTCCAAGCTCTATCCCAGTTACCTGTAAATACACCAGCTATAAAATCAATAATACCGCTGAAAAATCTTTTAACTCCATCTAGAACATTCTTTACATTAGTTAGATATGCATTTAGTATATCTCCTAGGAAACCAAACTTTTCGCTCCAATCAGTAGCAAATACATTGCCTAGCCATTCTTTAAATTGGTTAAACTTGTCTTTGATCCAATTCCATACTTGTCCACATTTTTCTTTAACTTCATCCCAGTGCTTTACAAGTAACACACCTATAGCAATAACTGCTCCTATTGCTATAATAACTAAGCCTATAGGACTAGTCAAAAATGCTATTGCTGCTCCAAATGCACTTGTAGTTGCTGTAGCAATCCCACATATAACATTCCATGCACCAGTAGCAACATTCATTGCAACTTGTGCTGCTGTATTTGCTATTTTTAATCCTGTGTTTATAGTCCATTGACCTGCTTGTTTAATTAATTCAACTGTCCCTTTTGCTACTGAAACTATAAAGTCTTTTGCATATAATGCAGTTAAATAGATAGTTTCTGCTTTATCTATTAACTTCGCTAATGTACATGCTTTTATTGCTTTTGTGATTTTTGCAAACGCTCCTGCTATACCTCCACTCATTTGAATAAATCCCATAAGTTCTGTTAGCTTCCATGCTGCAAAAAATGAAACAACAACTGTTGTCATAGCATTTACAATTGTTTTATGTTCTTTCATCCAATTTCCAATAGATTTCAATACATTTGCTAATCCATTTAGAACATCTACTATAACTCCTCCTGTCCAACTAGCTATAGGCTGTAAAAATCTCTCCCACAACCAAGCTCCTTGTTCCTGAAAAACATCTATTATCGGATTTATTATATCTAATGCTCCGGCTAAAACATTAAAAAATGCTGGAATAAGACTAGATATACTCCATGTACCAAATGGTACTAATATTTCATCCCAAAACCATTTCAAATTCTCTGCTACATTATCTATAAATGGATTTAATGATTTTTTTAAGCTTTCAAAGCTTTCTGCAACTGGTCTAAAAATATCTTTAAACTTATTTACTGCAGCTTCCAATCCACTTGTATCTGGTTCAAGTATTTCCGCATTACTAAAGTCTAATAATCCTCCACCTATGGGTGCACTTATTCCTGTGTTTCCACTATCAGAACTACTATTTTTACTTAATACATTTATTTCATCAAATCCACCTAGAAGTCTACTTACTTCTTTTTGTGCCTTCTTAGCTTTTTCTCCAGTTTTAGTAGCAGCATTACCTAATGCATTAACTTGTCCTGTTGCTCCTCCCACACCAGTTTTGCTAGAGGGCTTATATCCGAATAGCGTTTGCATAAATGCTGCAACATATCCTGTTACAGTTCTTAGTCCCATAGCAAAGTTAGTTAAAATAGGCATTACTACATTCATAATAGGTAAGAAAGCATTTCCTATATTTAAAGCAACATCTTTAAGAACTGCCACAAATTGTTGTAGGCTAGAGTTTGTATTGCTAAATACTTCTCCACCAAACTTATTGCTTGTTTGCTCTAATATTGCCATTAATCTAATTTGTTGTTGTGTTTGGAAAGATAATTGGTCCCACGATTTGCCATTAGCAAATCTTTTAAATGCTTCTGTACTCTGTAGCATAGCAACATTTACATTAACTCCTAAGTCTTCAATGGCTTCTGTATTACCAAGTAAACCAGATCTAATACGTTCCATTACATCTTCCATAGTTCTACCAGTACCACTAGCTATAATAGAAGAAGCTTTTAATAAATCTGTAGTATATTGTAAAGTTTGTTGAGTACCATTACTGAATGTACTTACTAAATTAGAAAATATAGCTCCATAATTCATTGCATCACTTTGTGACATATTAAATGCTAATGCATTAGCCTTTGACCACTTTAAGAATTGATTAGTACTCTCGCCCATGGTTCTTGTAATCTGTTGAATAGCTGATTCTACTTTCATTGCACTTTGAACACTATTAACAAATATCTTACCTATACCTAGAGTCACTACAAATCTTCCAAGAGACTTAAAGATATTTTTAACTTTATTAACTTCGTTATTAACAGTATTAGTCATTCTTTTAACTTCACTTTGCACCTTATTTATTTCATCCCTAAAACCCTTAGTTTGTGCTTCTATTAATACTTGAAGTTTTTCTAAAGTCATACCATCCATGTTACTCCTCCTTTCTTAATTTTTGATTATGCCTATAAGCATATTCCTCCATCTTAGCTTTATATAATGCCATATCATTATTAACTTCTTCTTTGTCTTCTGCAAAAAGACTAGGAAAAAATTTATTTAATGGAGTTAATTGAGCTTCTTTATTAAATAAACTTGCTACATATTCTCCTATCTGTCTTGCTAATACTGCATTAAGAGATATTTCAGCCTTTAGCTTATCCTCTAGCTCATTAATTTCATTTTTCTTTCTTCTGTTGTAGCTATCCATTAAGTCATAAACTTCTTGAAGTGAAGAATCCCAAAACAAAGAAGGACTATATCCCATATCTAAAAACTGTGGGTATAATCCTTCTATTAATTCAGTATAACTATTTATTATTCCAGCATTTCCTTCATCTCTTCTTGTTTCTCCTCCATCATCTCTGTTTGAGATTCTGTAAAAAAACCACTCACCTTATAAATATCCATAATCACTTTAGTGAAAAACTCTAATTGGCTTCCACCTTCATCAACATACTTATCAAATAGATTTTGAACATCTTTGAATTTAATATTTGCATTATAATCTTTCATAGCATAATGCGTTATCGTAAGCATTATTTTTAATGCAGGCATATTCCCATTACCTAATACATTCATTAAACTAGTACCTAATTTTTCTTCTAAATCACATAAAGTAGAAGTCTTAAGCTTTAACTTATACTCTTCATCTCCTACTTGCCATATAGCAAATTGTTTTCTTGCCATTTAATATCATCCTTTCTTTTACATAATAAAAAGCACCTACAAACTGTAAGTGCTTATCTCTTTCCTGGTTTAAACTGCTTTCCACAATTTAAACAAGTTATTATTATTTTATTTTTACCTATTAATCCAGTAGCAACACCTACTATTGGAGTTAAAGTTATTACTCCTCCAGCTATCGCTTTTCCTAAACTATATCCTTTTTTATTAGTAGTTAATTGAGTACTGCCACACTTTGGGCAGCATACTGATTTTTCTTTAATTGGCGTATAACTTACGGTTCTATGTTTACTTTGAGATACTTCTGGATCAGTAGCCATTATTTTTTCAAAAAGTTCTTTCTTTCTCTGTTTTTCAGCTTCATTATGCTCTCTTTTTTCATTTCTAATATCCTCTGCTGTTAATATATCAAAATGATTATACTTTGCATATTCATTATATAACTCTATAACATGCTTTTGCTTCTTACAAACAAAACTAATTTTATAATCTTCTTCGTAAACGATATGAATATTAAGGCTATTAACATCAAAACTTTTAATTGATTCAAAACTTATAAAATGCTTATCTTTAAAAGCTTGTTCAAAAAATATACCATAGTTATTAACACATAAATTACCACTTCCAAAATTAGAATCTACGATAATTATACATCTTAATCTTCCGCCTTCTTTTTTTAATCTTTTGAATTCAACTTTATCAATAATCATCAAATACCCTCCATATATCTCCTAATAATGTAATTATAGACTAAATATATGGAGAATAAAAGATACTAAATACTTAACTTGGATCAACTACTGTTATTTCACTTTGAAGTGCCATCTTAAGAGTAAATTCTATAACCCCATTTACTCCACCGCCACCTAATTTGACACTTACTTGTGCTTTCCAATTGAACTTTGTTCCATCTGGTAATGTTTCTTCAAAGCTCAATACTTCACCATCTTCTTGTGCTTTTCTTAATATCCTATATGGACTAGTTGCGCTAGAATTTTCATACTTAAATTTAAATTCTAAATCCCCTGCATCTCCTATTCCATTTTCATATTGCTTTACTTTATCACTTAAACAAGTATTTTCAACTTTTTCTGGTTCTATACCTAATTCAGGTATTTCCTTTAAGCCTGGTAAATCTGTATACACATCCGGTTCTGCACCGCTTTTCTTAAATCCTAACTTAGTTCCATTAGCTAACATTTTCATTCCTCCTTTTATTGATATACAAACTGGGTAATATTATCTATAATCCCCTCATATCTCATTACTTTATGGCGTAACCCACTAGGGTCAGCTACATCTTGGCATAATGTTCTCCTTAACCCTAATGCAGATACCTTTTTATCTACTTCTAAAGCAAATTCAGAAGTACTCCTATTGTGCCAAATATCAATTTTATATCTTATATAAGATTTGTCCTCTTTTCCATCTGTAAACTCATATACCTTGTTATCCTCTTCTACATACTGTATAGCGGGTAAATTCGCCCATTCTGACGGGTAGCTATCACTTACATTGGAAGATATATCTTTGATAGCATTAAAAATTTGATCCTTAACATTAATCATTTCTTTGCTACCTCCTTTATAGCTTTCTTAACATCTTCTTTTATATTCTCTATTACTTTTTCTTCATTGTTCTTTAATGCAGGGTATAAATAAGGTTGAGCTGGTTGACCTTCTATCCACCTTACCCCTACATCTGGAATATTAACTTTCCACTTATCTTGCTTATAAGATAGAGGACCAGGATATTTATCTACTGTAGGAGTTGTTTCTCCTTTTTTTCCTGTACCAAACTCAACATATCCTGCATATTCATTATTTGTATAAACTTTAGATACTATCTTGTCTTTATACCTTTTAGTTTGCCTATGAATACTCTGTCTCAAATCACCAGTATCACCAGTAGGACATAAGTCTTTTGCATCACCTTTTACTAACTCACCTTGCTGTTGCATACTCTTATAAAGTACTTCATCAACATTTCCACCTAATTTATCTAATTTTTTAAAAAGACTATCTAAACCAACAACGCTCTTGCCCATTTTTATATCTTCTCCAATTCAATAAATAGATGTGAATATCGCTTAATGCTTATAACTTTGTAATCTGGTTCACTTTCTTTAGAAACATATACACATATGCCATCACCTTCATTTAAAGTTTTTGATCCATCATATAGCATATTTGAGATGTAATTAAGCCTTTCTCCATATATTTCAGCTTGTAATTTCCCACTCGCCGGATATATATTTGCTTGTATTTCTATAGGCTCTGAATATCCTGGATATTTACCACCTTCATTATCTTTAATTACTGTTTTCTTCTTAAGGTAATAAGTCTTTTTATTCTTTATTCGCATTTGCAACACCTACTAACTTAAGTCTTCTAAAAGCTAGTAATCTACTTTTAATATTCTCTGGTATCTCTGTAGAATAACTTACAGATACTCCTCCTTCACTCCTAGAAGCTTCTCCTTCACTTCCTATACGATTATAGTAAGTAATAGCTAATTCCCTTTGTAGAACCTGTGCTTTATCTGGAAGTATATCTCTATTGCAGAAGTCTAATATCTCACCTTCTGCATCTTCTAAAAGTATATTTAATAGATTATCTTCGCTATTATCACTAATTCCTAGCCTTATTTTTAACTTTTCTAACTGTGCCATAATAACACCTCATAACAAAAGAGAGGTTTTACCCTCTCTTACTAAATTGCAGCTTTCTTAACACATACTTGAATTCCAGCATGTCTTTCATCTAAGATAAATACATCTTCAAATGATTCCTCAAAGTATACATACTTACCTTGGCTCAATGCTGACGGCTCTTGTAATTGTGCAAATGAGTATGATACTATTGGCAATACTGCTGATGGATGAACTAATATCATAGCCATATCTCCAGCCGAATCTCCTGGTTTTATCCCTCCTGATTCTTGTCCTCCTGATGTTCCGTCATTAAATGTATAATTAGTTTTCATTAAAGTAGTAGGTACACCAACTATGTCAACTTCCTCAAGTCTTGATACGGATCTAGACAAAACCTTATCTCCATTTGTTCTTACTATAGCTACCGCATTATCTAATAAAGTCTTAGTATAAGTGTCAACATAAAGTATTCTTCCTGTCGGTGGTACTAATCCCTCATCCATTTCATCCATCATTGCATCAAATTTAGCTAATGCAGTTTTAGAAGTTAATTCAGCTTCTTCTGCTGCTATTGATTTCTTTGCATTTTTTAATGTGTAAAGAGTGGAGAACATCATTGCATCAAGTTCTGGGAACTTTTGAGTTTCATTCATAGTCTTAGTAATATTAGATATTGAAGCAACTTGATTAGTTTGATTAACATCTTGTGGATGCACTAATGTTTGCCATATTCTATGATTTTTAAGTTCCTTAGTTTCCCAACTATTAGAGAAATTCTGTGAAAAATCACCTATACTAGTTCTATCACCATTTACTCTTCCTGTAGTTGAAAGTTTCGGTATTTTTATTGTCTTTGCATCAACCGGTTTATATTTATTTGTATTTTCTGTACTCCACAATCTACCTGAATAAAGTACATATGGATATGCATTTGCTAACTCCCTTGCATATTGTTCAGCATAATTTACTGTCATTTTACATTCCTTCTTTCTTTAATCTATTTTGTTTCCTTTGGTCTAACTCCAGCAAAGTTAAAACCAAATGTTGATTGATTATTACTTCCTTGTCCACCTTTAGGAGGATTTCCACCCCTTAACTTATCATTTACTGCTTTCTCTACTGCAGATTGGAAAGCTTTTTCTACTGCTTCAATGCTTTTATTGCAAGTTTCAGCAGATTCATAGTTAAGAATATCTACTAACTCCTTAGGTAGATTCTTTTCTGCTAGAGTTTCATAAGCTGTTGCCCTTAATTCTCTAGTAGTAATATCTTTCTCTCTTTTTGCTAGTTCATCTAGTTTCTTTTGTTTCTCATATTCTGCCTTTTGGTCAGCGTTCATCTTTGCTAACTTTTCAGCTTCTGTCTTAGCTTCTTGGATTTTAGCTTGGTAATCTGTCTCCCACTTTGACTTAGCAGTTTCAAGAGCCTTGGCAACTCTCTTGTCAAATTCAGATTGATACTTTTTATCCTTTAATACATCATCAAAAGACTTGTCTCCACCTTCTTGACCTTGAGTACCTTCTCCTGCTCCTTCACCATTGCCACCATCTGCCCCAGTTCCAGAACCTCCATTTGCTCCTGTATCTGCTTCAAGTAGTCTACCCATACCTAAGCTTTTTCTTAAATTTGCATTTCTTATAAACATTTCTTCCTCCTTGCCCCTAATGTTCGATGCCCATTAGATTCAAATATTATTTACTATCCTGTTCTTTAAAGCCTATCAGTAAGTAATAAAAGGCATAATAAAAAGCCTTAGTTTCCTAAGACTTAAATTTATCCATAATAAAAGCACCTACCCTTTAATTTAGTAAGTGCTTTTATTGATTATCCTTTTGATATGATATTTCATCATATAATTTATATAACTTTAATCCTAAACTATTAACAGTATCTTGATTATCCATACCATTAAGTACTATTTCATCATTTATTAATAACTGTACTTCCCTTAAATTTTTAATATCTATACTAAAATCAATACAATCATTTTCCTCAACTTTATTAACTATATACTGTTCAACTTCTGGTACATTAATTAACAAATCAAATAAACTCTTTTTTAGTTTAAACTTCATAATAGCCACTCCCCTTCTTTATGGATTAGTTTGAATTAAAACTCCTGTTTTAGGATTTATTGAAACCATGCATTTATCTGTTATAAATTTTATACTATTAGGATCACTTTTTCTGATTCTAACCGAACCATTTAAAAGCGCATCCTTAATATCATTAATTTCAACTCCACTTCTAGACCTATTTGTTTTAGGATCTTCATTAGTTCCAAAAACTCTTTCTATAAAGTGTTTACTTTGACCTGTTATCTTGATTCCGTTATTAGTTATTAATCCTACTATATCTGAATCAATAATAGCTTTATATTCTTTATATTGACTATATGGCGTAAATGCAGATATCATGTTGTTTTCTCTAGATTTTACATAATCCTTAACAAGATTCCATTCCTCACTATTATTATACTTTAATTCTTGGAATGCTTTCAATGTATTAGGTGAATCTTTTCCTAAAGTCTCCTTAAACTTCTTAAATTGTTTTCTATCCGAAGCTTTATTCTTAATCATCTTCTCAAAAACTTCTGTTTTACCTTTACCATACTTATCAACAACAAACTTATCATACCAATCTTGATACTTCATATCTCCAGGTACTAAATAAGTCTTTCCTGTCTCTGGATCTCTCGCTCTTCTCTTAATATCATTTAAAGTCTTTTCTCCTAAGTAAGCCCTTGTTGTACTTCTGCAATGTGGATGTAACGGAGGAAGGTTTACTCCAGCTTCTGCTTTTTCTACTTCATGTACTTCCCTATCATGTTCCCTACACACGCTAGAAGTTCTTAAGTCTAAGGTTGCTATAAAGATATATTTGTTTATATCACATTCTTTATAGCTTTCTAATTCAGCCATATTGGTTACATAAGTAGTTTCAGTCCTTATCAATCTCTCACAAGCAAACTTACCATAATCAGTTAAGTCTTGTAGCTCTTGTGCCATCCTTCTTGAACTTTTACCACTCATTAATCCACTTGTTATTACTTCTTCTAATTGCTTTGCTAATACATCAGTATTATGCCATACACGCTTGCTATAGTGTTTTCCACTCCAATTATTCTTAAGTATCTCTTGTATAGTTTCTATAGGCATTTCTGCAATATTAAAACCTACCCCCAAACCTTTTTGTATATCAAAAGTATTTGAGTAGTAGGCTTTCTTTATATTATCTGTATATAGTTTTGTACTTTGGTTTATCTCAACATCTGCTGCTAACTTAGTATTGATATATACACTCTCTTTTAAAGCTTCTAATCTTGTTATCCTAGCCTTATATGCTCCTGCATTAAGCTGGGCCATCATATATCTTTTTAACTCTTCATCTTGGATATTATAAATCCTTTTTCTAATACTATCTAATTCCTTCTTGGGTATTTTAGTATTTAATAGCTCTCTTACCTCTGTAGTAGATAAGCCACTGTCTAGCTGGTACTTATAAAAGATTTTATTTATATCTTCATTAATATCTTTTATAGCTTTGTCATATGCAGCACTAATCTTTTGAATAGTAGAATCACTATTTTTGTGATACTCTTCCATTCTTAAGTTAGCTCTTCTGGTCCAGTAAGCATTATTCTTCATCTACCTCACCACCAGTAGATTTAAAGTCATATGATCCAAACATCTTTTGCTGGTCCTCAACCTTTTTCTTATTCTCTTCTTCTAGTCTCTTTCTTTCTTCATCTACATCTATTTCACCATCAAATCTCTTTATTCTAGTTTCCCATGAAATAAATCCTTCTGTTTCTTGTGCTATTCTTGCTGCAAGTTCATCATCAACTGGTAAAGAACGTTTCATAGAAATATCTATGTTGCTAGGATTAATATTCTTGGCCCTTATATTCTCTATATTAGACATAAGCTTTAATCTTTGCCTTAATCCTTGTTTAAAGTATCTTTCCTTAGTTCTTCCTAACTGTTCAAACCCTAATAGCTTGTACTTCATAGCAATACCAGAAGCATTACCTACAAAGTTTTCATCAGTAAGACATGGTACTTTACTAAACTCGTGTATATCATCTTTTAATGCTTTTTTAAGTACTTCTATTTCAGTTTCATTAAGATTTTTGACTAACCACTTTGCATCTCCACCCTCATCTAGTTCAATAATCTTTAATTCCTTTAATAGCTTTGCTGTTTCAACTTTCTCTTCTTCATTATCACCTAAAGATGCTCCTATAACAGCTAATAAAGCATCAACTACTTGCTCTTTATCATTTACTCTATCACTTTGTAATAAATTATAGGCATCTATAAGTGTTATTACACCCTCGAAGTCCCCTTTAAGTCTTTTGTTATTCTTATACTCTATAAGTGGAATATCACTAAAGTAATGTTCTTCTGGTTCATCTATTGTAGGAGATTGACTAGTTAAATCAGTAAAGAAATAATGAGTAATGTTTTTATCAGTATAAACATTAACATCATATCCTTTTAACATTCCTTCAATATCTCTTTTTTCAAAATACGTAACTGCAAACATAGGTTTTTGTTTTACTGTACTATCTACTACAAGAAAGCTATTTAAAGGACTTACTACTGCTAACTCTGGATATGGAACTTCATCATCATTCATATAAAGCAACTCATATCCCACACCAAATATAGACATATCTAAAGCTAACTCATTATTATGGCTATCTTCATCTATTTCAGTAAATATTTTATTAAGTTCATCTGCTCCATCACCACTATAAGTTATTGGAGCTCCAAATACATACCCTGTCGCCATATCTGTAATATATTCTGCATGATTTGCTACTATCTTATTATTAGGCAATGATTCAGTTGTTAGTGTTCTAGATAGTATCTTGTGTTCCCCATCATAATAGTTGTTTAGCTTACTATATCTATCGACTAGTCTCTTATGTTCATCTATACATTTGATTAATAACTTATTCGATATGCTACCATCTTCATTAAGCAAATCTCTATCCTTTATGATTGCCATCTTCTTACCTCCTACACGAAATTTTAAAAATCACTTCTAAAGTTTACTTATAGTAAACAAAAAAGCCTTATTCTAATAAAATTTAATTTACTAGAATGGCTTAAACACTAACTTTCTATATTACTTCGCTAAATCAAAATTAAACGAAATTATCTTATTCCTATTTTTCCTTTACTCTTAACTTTTACTTTTTTATTTATAATTTCATCTTCCATTCCATACCTACAAGCATCAATAGTATGATTATCTTTATCTGGGTACTCTCCTTTTAGGTTTCCTTCCTTATCTTTCTCTATTTCATACCCTACAAACTCCCTCTTTGCATTAGGACATCTTACTGGATCTATTATTATTTCCTCTATTTCCTCAGACAAAAATTTAAGACCATGTTCTACTGAATCTGGTCCTTTCTTTGCTCCTATTATGTTTAAACCTAATTTCTTAAATTCATTTATTGTTCTAGGCTCTGCACTATCTGCAGTAACCCTTTTATTTAATGGATTAAGCTTCTTTATTTCTTCAACTGCTTTACTATTACTTAATTGAACCTTATATACTTCACCAAAGATATATAATCTCTTTCTAGTCTTATCATAGTTCATTAACAAGTAAGCTAATGGATCCGCTGCATAACCAAAGTCTAATCCATTCTTTAATCTATCAAATATCTTTATTTCTTCATCTGTAATTTCTCTTATAGTTAAGTTCCTAAATACTTCTCCCCCAGTACCAGTTACAGCTCCTAAGTAATCATGTTCATATTTGGTAGGATTGACCTTCTTCATATGTTCAGCTTCTATAATAAACTGCTCTCCTAGCCATTCTTTAGGTACTGTTCTATAGTCACTATGATGTACATATTTATCTTTTCTAGTTTCTAATACTTCCTGGTTACACCAATTCCTTTGACTTTCTGGTGGGTTAAATGAGTAAAATACAAAGAACTTAGGGCCACCTCTCATAAGAGATTGATTAATTGTATCTATCTTATGCTTTCCTTCAAATTCATCTACTTCCTCATACCAAATATATTTGATATATCCTTTAGGTACTTTGGTAGATTTAACTTTCTTAGGATTATCAGCACCTTTAAACCTTATTACTTGTCCTGTAGGCTTATAAGTTATTGTTAATTTAGCTTCTGGTACATGCCAATCATCACTTACACCTAAAGTATCTATTGCCCACTTTATTTGGTCTCTTACTGATTCTGATAAAGTATCTTTAACTCTTCTAAGTATCAATGCATTAGACATAATTCCTTCTTGTGCATCTCTCATCATACCTAATACAATCTCTATGGAAATAAAAGAGGACTTCGTACTACCTCTACCACCTTTAAACCAGTAGTGAGTGTGAAGTCCTTGCTTTATATCTTTATGAGCTTCATAGAAGCTTGAAGCTATTATGCACTTTAACTTTACTTTAATCATTCTATATCATCAACTATCTGTACTTGTTGAACTCCTTCTACCTCAACCTTTTCAGTAAACAATCTATATCTCTTACCTAGTAATTCTGCTGCTTTAGTTCTATCTTGGAGTGAAGGATCTAAACCAAATTGGTCTTTTTCTTCACCTCTCATTACCTTTGTGAGATACTGGAGGACTTCTTCACCTTTTGCTATTCTTGCATCTTCTATTTTTGCTAGGCGTTCTTCTATATATTGTTTTATGTTATCATTTGCTATCAATCTTGCTGCATTACCTCTAGCACCCTTCTTATTATATCCAGCCTTTATATAAGATTCTGTTGCATTTCCTGTTTCTATATAATAATCAACAAAAGCTTTTTGTTTAGGTGTAAGCTTCTTATCCATCTGCTCCACCTACTTCCTTATATAATTCTACTAACTTTAATAATATTTCTATTTGGTTAAATGTACTTAATAGTTCTACTTTAACGCTAGAATATTTATTAGTATCTTTCTTATCATCTGGATACATTCTGTTATAATCTTCTATATCCATTAAGTGAAATAACTTATATACTGTACATATTTTATTTGATGTTTTGCTTAAGAATTGTTCTCTATTTACTAAATAGATATATCCATATGTATTTAATGCTTTTATTAGTTTATTTATCTTACTTTGTATATTCATTATTTCACCTCCTTTAACGTAAAATAAAAAGGTTCTTTTATTAGAACCTCTTAAATTATATAATATTCGGTTATAGTCTCATCATAATTCTTTATTTTTTTATTTATCAACTCTTCTATTTCGTCCTTTTTCATTGTATATTCATCTTTCATACCTTTTGAAATTGATTTTACTAAATATTTTAACACATAAAATACAATACCAATTACAATTCCAAGAACAATTAATCCTGATATACTACTTAAAATACCTTCTTTAAATCCTTCTCCAAAACCAGCGATTACAAAACTTATAGAGTATAACGCAACTAATACTATCACAAGTGCTGGTACTATACATAAAATAGAGAATACAAATACTTCAAGTAACGAGTATGTATACATTAAATAATCAATAGTTCTAAAAATACCATTTGCATTATTAGGAAACCTCTTTCTATAGTCTTCTAATAAAACTTTATGTAATTCAACTTTCTTATTTGCTTTAACTAAATAAAAAATATAGCTAGGTATATAATAATCTTTAATGCTATAATTTTCTTTAATAAAATCTAAAGGATTAATTTTATTATCTTTATTATATAAATCAACATATTGCACTAACAATTTCTCAAAATAGTTGTCTATCAATTTGATATATTTATTTTGTTCTTTATTAAAGTATGTAACTATAAATGTAATTACTGCTCCAACAATTGCAATAATATTAAAATAATCTCCTTTACTCATTCAACTTCACCCCAATAACATAATTTCTATAAAAAATGGGGAAATTCCTTTATTTTTCATAATAAATATTAATATCTACTTGGTATTAATCAACAAATCTCTTTTGCTTTTCTGTTAGCTTGGCCATTAATGCCACCTCCTATTATGAGAAAAAGAACCCAATTAAGAGCTCTTTTTCTTATTGTATATCCTTTTTGCTTCATTATATAAATTCTTATTATCAGCAAACTCAAACACAGAAATTACTACTAAAGCAACCGAATTAAACCAAGTAATTCTGTCATTAGACATAAATGTTACTATAGTTCCAAAAAAAGCTACAACAAAATAAGTTCTCATCTTCCATGAGTACTTAGTCATCTCTCTATACTCTTTCTCTACTTTTTTCCCTAAATGCTTAGCATTAAAATTTTCTGTACCAAATCTAATTACCAACACATACAAAAGAATTATTATTGTACTAATTATTATGCTTATTCTATCTGTACCTGTAAAAATATTATATAAATATTCCATTAAATCACCTCTATATTTCTATTTCTACAAATATAGGAAAAATTCCTTTATAATTAAAACCAGTAGAGTGGTAATACACAATATATTGGATGAAGGGGGTACTCACATCCTTTCATATTATATTCTTCTCTACTGGCTCCTATAGGCTAAACTTCTATTGCCCAGTAAGTATTCTTAGTTCTCTTTACTGCCTTACCTCTCTTTTGTCTTTCTATGTATTCTTTTCTAGTTATTTTCTTCATCTCTTTTCTTGCTCCTTTCATTTGCTTTACTGAAAGAATTTAAGAACCATTGTTGTACTCTATGATTCTTCTTATCTGTTGCATCAATTTTTATATTACTTATCATTTCATTGAATCTAAACATATATATTCTCCTTTTATATAAAATAAAAAGAACCCTATTTCTAGGATTCTTTTTATTTCGAATTTAAAACCTTTCTAACCTCAACTACTTCACTTTTCTTTATATATCTCTCATGTCCATTTTCAAATATCAAATAAAATTCACTATACTCTAAATATAATCTACACTTTATTTTTTCTTCCTTCGTGTTAATAATATACAAATTATTACTAATAATTGAATTATATATACTTTCTAGTCTGATAAGAAATAAAAAGCATACTACCAGAAAAAAATTATATCCTGCAAATATTGTGCTATTTTCCTTATTTAGAATATATAATGAGCTATCTTTGCTTAAATATTGCTGAGTACATAAAATTATTAATGAAATAATAGGTACTACTAATGATAACCTTTTCCATTTTACTATTGTTTTTTTATAATTTTCTTTATGCCTATTGAAAGAACCACCTTCTAATTTATCTATATATTCATTCATAACATCAAAGAATACTACTGTTGTATTAAATATTGGCGCAAATATTAAAAATGCAATTATTATTCCAATAATTATTACTATTATACTATAATATCCATTTGTTGAACTTTTTGTAATAATGATATTTAGTGCTCCCAATAACCAAATTATAAATGTTACTATTCCTACAATATAAATCATTATTTGAATTACAAAACTAAAGCTTGATTGCTTACCAGGTACATTCTCATATTTCATCTTAATTACATTTATGAAAAAGTCATTTATTCCTTTAATTAATACCCCTAAAATTGTTAAAATCATACTCATAACAGTTAAAAATGTCCTCAAATTATCCACTTCTCAACCCCTCCTCACCATAATTATACAATAAAAGACACCTATATTTCTATAAGTGCCTTTTTAAAAAGGGTATTGAGAATTAATGAGAGGTCGTTTAAACAAACTTCCTAGCTTATATAATAAACCTTTTAATTTTAGATTACTTCAAGCAATTCTATAATTTTTCTATAGTTTTCTTATATATTCTCTAAATTCTTACTACGCTAGATACTTCTCCATTTTTTTAATTGCCTCACACTCTATTTGTTTTATCCTGGAGTAAGTTCTATTATATTTTATTTCTAATAAATTATATTTCTTTTGATCTATTAATGCTGTTTGCACTATATCTCTTTCTTCTTCTTTTAATATAGTTAATGCATTATCTATTCGTGCAATCTCTCTAAGCTTTCTATTCTTAGCTTGTAGTAGCTTATCCTTTTCTTTAAGATGCTTTTCTGCCTGTTGCTCTACACTAGAAGTTATCTTATATGTCTTTCCTGTTCTTTCTTCTTGTGGTTGAGCTGATACTCCTAATATTTCTTCTTCTAACTCTTGTATTCTTATATCTATATCAACTATATCCGCTTTAAGCTCTTTATACTTCTTTATTCTTTTTGCTGTATTGTTCATATTTCCTCCATCTTCCAGTGTACTTATTTATGACACACTGATATAATATGATACAAATATTCAATAAATAGAATATTTGTACTAATGTAATCAAAATCGAATAATAAGGAGGACTCTATGAAAGGCAATTTGAAAAAGTGCCTTGCTTGGACAGCGCTACTACTAGAAATATTTAAACTTGTTTTATTTTTAGTAACTCTGTTCAACTAAGCACTAATCAAAGGCGTTACAATACGCCTAGTGTAGGTATCAAATAAATTATAAATATCTACACTGTTGTCTCTTCCCAAATGTAGGATACAATGCTTGTCCTCCTATATAGAGTGGAGTGTTTGTTTACTCCACTTTTTTATTATAATTTCTTAGAATTGCGAATAAAAAATACCGCTTATTCTTTTTTTGAATAATACGGTACTTTAGTTATTTCTTTATTCGTCAATCGACTCTATTCTTTCAGGCAGCTCATCCCAAAATCCAATTAAAGAGTTACAATATCTCTCAAAATCATATTCGTTTATATTTAAAACTTCATCATTAAGTGAATTTTTATATAATTCTAATCGGTTAATTTGTAATTCATCTTCAAAATATTCTGGCTTAATTTTTTGTAATTCCCTTGCTGACCATCCATCTCCATGTTTAATTACATTGTTCACTAGTCTCAATTCATTAATTTCCTTCCAAGAATTTTTCAACTCTAGATTATAATTAAACCATAAGAATATTTCTTTTATGTCACTAATGCCTTTAGTGCAAAAATCTTTATAATCACCAAGAATATGTGTATGAGAAATTTCATCATATAAGAATTTTCTTACTTGTTGTTCCCAAAATTGATATACTGTAGAAATCCACATCATTTTAGTGTTATATTTCATTAATGATACCCCTTCATAATAATCTAATCCCTTTTCCCAAGCTAATTCAGCATAATCTCCAGGGTCATCAGACTCATTGTTGAAATACCTCCCCAATTCACTATAATATTCTTCACTGACTTTTTCTGCTTCCTGCTCAATATTTAAGAATTGAGGTGCTATTCTATTTATATAGGTATCTCTGAAATATTCATAAGGCTTCTTTAAACTTTCCCTTCTGCTTCTATAAAGATAAAGCATTGCTAACATAAGGCATCCCTCCAATATTCTCATTATATAAAAATATTGTAACATTTAACTTTATCAAAAATAAAGAAAATACCGCATTATTCAATTTTCAAAGATCATATTTTTTATTACTTCGCACATTCTTGCAATTACGACTTACCAATTACCAAACCATATGGTTATGCAAGTCATAAGAGCATTACAAATATATAAAAATAAACACATTGCTATTAGAATTACTGACACAACTGATATAGTAAGCATTAAATGAATAAGCTTATTATTCTTTATAAATATCCCTGGAATAAAACTAAATATAAGTGTAAATACCGATAATCCTAATAAAATCTCTATAAAATACATTCTTATACTCCTTTCTTCTAGGGTTAATATTTTTCTCTTAACTTTTACTTGGTTAAGCTTGTACCATTAACCTTTCTTTTGCCTCTTTTATTACACTTTCTTAGGTAATTTCTTTTCCTCTTTAACTTCTAGCCAAAATTCATCTAGCACCTTGTCGCTAACTCCAAATTCTTTTTTTAGCTTTCTTAGTGCTGTAGCTTTCAATACTTTATCTTTCCTATACTCTCTTATCTTTGCTTTAATAGCAGCATCATTTACGTTCATTTCCTCATATCCTTTCACAACTATTTTTTAATGGACCATAATACACTCCATCCAGTTGTATAATGTAATTATTCTCCTGTTCAAATATGAAGCTCCATACAGAGCCACCTAAAAAGCTACTATGTAACTCTGTACAATCTTCCTTTAATCTAATAAAGTTAAATCCTATCTGCTCCATACTAGAAAGGACAATCTCCCATATCATCTGCTAGAGTAACATCTTCTCCCATGTCCCAACCACCATCAAAAGGAGTGCTCTCTTGTGTATTTTCTTGTGTATTAGCTTGTCCATTACTTCCTACGAACTCAAAACTCTCTACTGCAACATCTGTTGTATATCTCTTAGTTCCATCTTGTGCATCATAGCTTCCTGTTCTAATACTTCCAATAACAGCTATCTGTCTACCCTTTGTAAGATATTGAGATATCGTTTCTGCTGTCTTGCCAAATGCAACACAATTAATAAAATCTGTTTCATCTTTCTTGAATTGTCTTTTTACTGCAACAGTAAATCTACAGATACCCATTCCACTACCAGCTGCATATCTCAACTCAGGATCCTTTGTAAGTCTTCCAATGAGAATAACCTTATTCATTACCTCTCACACTCCTTTAAGGCTAATATGCTAAACCCTGTTCTTAACCCTAATCCATTAGGGCATCCCTTGTAGATATATGATATTTTCTTTCGTACTTCTCTTCCTGTATACTTTTCATCTATAATTACTTCTTCTGGACCAGTCCAATCTCTATATCCTGGAATATATTCTCTAAGAATTAATACATCTCCAACATTGAAACCTCTATCGTCTTTTCTAAGTTCAAAAGTTTTACTTCCATCTAAGACTTTTTCAAAATACTCAGGTAGAATCTTCAACTCATGCATCTTCATTCTTTTACCACCCTTTCCAAAGCCATCTTTATACCTCCAATTTTTATGGATAGAACACCAAGCTTTTTACTAATCTCTTTTAGATCATTATTATCTAGTAATATTTGTCTTGGTATAGCTTCTAGCAATTTATCTACTTGACTAAAATATCCTACTGTTACCCATCTTTCTTCTCCAATGTTTTCTTCTTTTGTTAGCTTACTTTCTTGTACTACTTTCTTAGATTTTAAGATAAAACAATTACTATCACTTTCTATTCTGTAATCACCTAAATTAAGCTTCATCTACTTACACCCCTTAATATCAATTCTTATAGTGTTATTAGCTTGTCCTAGATGATATATTAGAGCTTCTGTCCCATCTTCTAATTCAACTGTTGCCTTTGCTTTTATATTTAATTTTCTAGCTTGTTTTATACCTTCTAAATTCTCATTAATCTCTTTTAAATCTTTTTTAGTTATCATTTTTAACCTCTCCTATTCTTTCTCCTTATTTTCTGTAACTCGTAATAATCTATAAATCCATATTCATCACCATATTTAAGATTTCTAGCAACTATACTTAGCTTCAAATCTCTATAAAAATGATTAAATAATTTTATTCTTAACTCACCTTGTTGTGTTGTCATTCCCTTTACATCTACATACTCCTCGCTACCATCATTGTGGTATATAGCAAAGTCTGGAGTATATGTAATTGCTCTATAAGTTTTTCCGTTCTTTTTAAACCCTTGTACTAATGTAAACTTTGGTTGTAACTCAAAGTTTTGTATTTCTCCTCTGTACTTTCTTATCTTTAATGCCTCATAATATTTAGCTTCATCTTTAGAATCAAATGTAATTCCATCTACTACAGTTTTATGACTTAAATATTTACTCATAATTCACCTTCTTATATTAAGAGGGGAAGTTATCCCCTCTCTTAATTAAGCTATTATCTCAATGTTTTCTAACTCTTTTAACTCTTCTTGTAAGTATTCCTTTATACTTAAAATTGCTTTATTTCTCCATGCTCCTCCATCAGCTTCATAAAGTGCTGCTCTTGGACCTTCTTGCATTCTGAATATAAACTTACTTATTGGTTGTTCTACTTCTGGGAATGTTCTATAAGGTGCTAATTCAACTGGATTAGGCACAATAGCTTGTCCTACACTTGCTACACCAGTTTTAACTGTTACTTGTTGGCTTACTCCATCATCACCAGTAGTCTTTACAGCTTCATCTTGTATAAGTCCTGTATACTTAAGTAATGCTGATTTAGTTCCTACATCTACAAATGCACTTTGCAACATAATATTAAACTGTTCTGTTCCTATAAATCTGTCATATATAACGTTATCTGGTAAAATCGCTTCTGCAGATATATATTGTTCTCTTTCTCTATCTGCATTTAAAGGACTATATAGAGCTACCTTTCTTGGAGATATAACTTGTATTAATAGTTTTTCTGGTAACTTATCTAAATCTGACTTAATATAGTCTACCAATCCAGTTAGGGTTGATACTGTTAATACTGATGCCTTTGCTTCTTTTACTCTGCTTAAGCTTTCCTTTGTAAATGTTCCTTGGTCCAACATTACTATTGGATCCTTTTCCTCTCCCAAATTTACTAAATACTTTAATGCTTCTTGATTAATCATTTTTATTCCACCTTTTTATTTAATGTGCAAGGTTTATGCCCCTTGCCATGGCATTGTTTTTATAAATTATTTAACTAATCTAATTCCGTCTAAATCTATTTCTTTTTCTTCTGCTGTTGTTATAATTTCTCCAGTTGATTCATCAACTCTCATTGCACTTTGCCCTGGTATTTGCTTTTTAAATTCACTTGCTAATACTCCACCCTTGCCATCTGTTCCAATTATTATTCTTGTGTTTAATGGCTTAGCTGGTGCCAACTTAGTTTTAGCAACAATATCTACCTCTGTAAGTTCCCTATCTTCCCCTGCTGTAAAAGTCATATCAATTGTCAATTTTCTTTTAGTCTTGTACTCTGTGTTAGGATCTGTTATGTTTGCTAATACCTCCTTTAATGCTATATTTACCTTTTCTGCTAAAGCTCCATCTGCAAAGCTTTCTAAGTTAATCATGTTTTCCATTGTTCTCATCCTTTCTTAATTGAATATCAATTGATAATATATAGGTACAGCTATTGCTGAAATCTATCATTTTCCTAAATATCTTCCCTATTATTTCTTATATCTTCCCTTGCATATTTCCATACCATACGAGAAGTAACTGCAACCTCTTTAAGATATTTACACATTTCTTCTAACCTATCTTTAAGAGCTGCTTTCTCTCCTCTCCCAAGGTCTTTCTTAATATCACACTTTATCTTTGACCATCTGTTATAAACTTGTAGTGCATCTTTAGTTAATTTAAAAGCTCCTACTATATCATTTTCTTGTAAAGTTTCAAACCTAGTTACTATACTGTTAAATAACTTTACTTCTTGAAGATATTGCTTTTCATAGTCCATTACTTATACACTCCAGTTCTAAACTTGATAGCTTTTATTACTCCTGCTCTATGTGATTCATAATTATTTAAATCTCTTTCCTTATTTTTCTTACGCTTTTCTAGAGCTTTAATAGTTAATTTCGCTTTCTCTCTTGGTGTCATTTGCTATCACCTTCTAGGAGCTCTGGATTTTCATATATATTGCCCACAACTGTTATATCCATATCACTCATATCCATGTTGGCTAAATATTCTGTCCCGTATTTAAAGTGTTTACAACAAAATGCTCCGTCTTTAAATACAACTTTGGCATATCCAGGCTTAATAATATAATCTACATCATTATAGAATTGTAATATATTCCCCTCATAAATCGCTTTTCCACACTTGTCCTTAAGCCCTGTATCTCGGACTATCTCATAATCAATTGCGCTCTTAACTTCTTCCAACGGATTTAAACCTTCTTGATGAAATACCAAATCTCCATTTTGATTCAATAAGAATTGACCACAATTACTGGTCAACCATTTATTACGAGTTTTATCCCATATCTTAAACTTAACTCTACTCAATATTTCTCCTCCTCTACAATCAATTTACCGCCCATGCACGCCCTTATAACATCTTTCCTAACATATTTACCCTTATGTCTTTCTACTGTCTTTAAAAGACGATTTAAAGGCTTGTCCGATATGTCTAATACTTCTTTAATCTCTTCTCTAGTTAAGAGTTCCTTATCGAAAAGTATCTCTAAATTATTCTGGAACTGTAACTTTAGTAATCTATCTAACTTATGTCCTTTTCCATTATGAATTTTATCGTGGCACTCTAAACACAATGGTATTAAATTGAGATCACACTCTATTAACGGTCTACATTGTGACCTAAATACTCTATGATGTGAATGACAAGCTCTCTTACCACATATACAAATTTCATTCATGCTAATCCTCCCATCCTAGTAACTTTTTCTCTAATGAATCATAATCATATTCCCTTGGCTCAAAGTTATTAAATCCACTAGTCTTACTATATTTATTTTGTTGCTTATTCTGTGGTTTCTCTGCCTTAAATCCTCGTGCTTTCCAGTTCTTAAGAATACCTTTTACATACTTAATATTTCTTATTCCCTGTTCACTTGCTTCTTTAAGCGCTTCTATTACCCACATTTCTGTATACTCTTTTTCTAATAACTCAATATCTTCTACAATAATTGGACTAATAGAACCAAATCCTAATTCTTCAAACAACAACAATGATTTATTATTATTGTTTTCTTTACTTTCCTTTACTTTACTTTTCTTTACTTTACTTTGTGTACCAATGTCTACATTAACTCCCTCTGAACTAGGGTTTATGTCAACAATAACTAAGTTTTTGTATACATTAATGGTTTCATCATCTAAAAGTAGGTATTCTTTTAATATTTTTACCTTCTGTCTTCTCCCTACTGCTGCTAAATATCTCTTTTGGATACCGTTAGAAGTAAGTATCTTCTTACTTCTAAACAGCTCCTCATTAAAGAAATTCCACTTTATTAAATCATTAATGATTACATTAACCTCATTAATGTCTACATTAACTCTCTTTGAAAAGAGTAATTGTTCCTTTTCTGTCCACTCATAGAAGTATCCGTTCTTATAAATCTTCATTAATAGTTTGATAACTACACCAAAACCTTTAATTCCATGCTGTGCTTCTATAAGTGCAACTTTATCATCCTGATCTATATCACAATCTAAAGGAAAATATTCTAATCCTTCTTTAACTGGTCTTGCCATGATATCCCTCCTTATAAAGGGTTATTTTACTTTTACCTTTCCTTTACTATGAACCTCATATTTATATCCATTATCCTTAAGGAACTTGCTAAGGTTTTGTATTTGCTCAAAAGTACCTTCTACATAAGTATCTACAAAGAACTTAGGTTCATCTTCTTTAACTTCCTTAGGTACTTCTGGAGCCTTTGGCTTTAAATCTATAGGTATTTGTACTTCTTCCTTCGATACTTTTTCTTCCTCAATTTTCTTAGTTGCCATTTCCTCTGCTGCTTTTTCAGCTTGTCTTATTTGTGCTGCTCTCTCATTAATTTCTCTTACTATTCTTGGCCCATCCCAACCTAAAGCAATATACTTCTCAAAGTCTTTATATTCTAATGGAGTTTTTAAAGTTAGATTTACAGTTTCTAAAGCACTTTCTATATTTGCTTTAATCATTTCTGCTTTAACCTTATCCATATTCTGTTGTTGCTTTAATGCCTCTGCTCTTTGCTCTATATCTTCTACTACACTTTTTGCACTAGCACTTAAATTTAAATACTTATCTAGTACTGTAAGTTGATCTGCATATTTCTTTTCTAAACCTAGAGCTTGGCAAGTTTCAAAAATCTTAATATCTGCAAATTTTCTCTTTTCTTCTTTACGCTTGCTATCAAATACTGCAATACCTGCTTTTATTGGCTTTTCTACTTCCTCTATTATTGCTATAAGCTCCTTAGTTTCTTTGTCATGCTCTTTTATTGGTGCTTCTAATACCCTTTTTACTTCCTTTCTTTTGCTGTCAACTTGATTTCTAAGCCCTGCTAATTCTTTTTGCATAGCCTTACAGTATTTAAGGTTATCCTCTGTAACTATGGTGTTTTCATACTTTTCAAGATTTCTTTTCAAACTTTCTTTAACTTCTTCAAAATTAGTCTTTATTACTGGTAATTGCGTATTTACAATAATCTCTTTCATTTCTCATATCCCCCTTAAAATTCAAAATCTTCTTGTTTATTTTCTAGATCCTTTTGAAGTTGTTCTTGTTGTCTAGCCATTTCCGCTTCACGCTTTTTTCTTTCAATAGCTTCATTTAAGTCTTTCTTTTTCTTATTAAGCATATTGATACAAGTTCCAAGAGCATTATTAGTTATATCCTCAACTCTCTCTACTCCTGCCCATTCTAAGAACTTCCTCTTATCTGTCTTTGTCTCATCTATTAAGCCATTAATAGTTAATACACTGGCTTTATTAATCTTTTGCTTTCCTAATTCTGCTTCTTCATCTACTCCACCATTATCTATTGCATCACTTTCAGCTATTTCAAAAGCCATCATGTATAGGTATCTTCTAGCGAAGCTTTGTGTACCCCCTATGTTCTGTATCATGCTGCAACCTTTTAAGCTTGCTACTTCTACTGGAGTATTCCATTGTCTAAATTCTTCTGTATTATCAACATCATAAATAGTTAGCCATGCTTCTGTATTACTGTATTGAAACTCTGTATAAAGCCCTAACTCTCCACATATCTCATTTATTGGTGAAAGAAAATCGCTTAGTTCAAAGTAATAATAATTACTGTACTTGTTATATCCTGTTTTCTTTATCTCTCTTTTTTGAAGCTCAACTCTAGCTTTTTGTATCTTTTGAAACAAATTAAGTTTCTTAACTTCTTCTGACATTTATCTATCCTCCTGGGTTTCAAAATATAATTCATCTGATTTTCCGTTATATCCAACTTGTGTGATATAGAATCCTGGGTTTTCTGAATCATAAATCTTGTAATCAGACTTATTTAATTCTGTTAACTGTGCATTTATTGTAGCTATTAATACATCTATAGCTCTCATTAAATCCCCTCCTATAAGTCCCTGATTGTTTGTCCACTCTCTATGTCATATAACTGGTCATTGTCTAAATCTGTTCCTGGTGGTATAATATTTTTAATCGTTTTGTACTGGTTACTTGGATCTGTTTGGTCGCAATCCTCGTAACCTTTTACTATTTCTAAAGCTTCTTCAAATGTCTTGCCTTCCTCTACTCGCCTTCTTATTTCTTCTAATCTTTCGTTTAATGTTAGTAATCTTCCCATGTTTAACTCCTTCCCACATAATTGCATTACTGTTAAGTAGTAATAGTCTTACTGTTTCTTTTCTCATAACCATACCCCCATAGTTCTGTCATAAGTCCATAATGCTTCTGTATATTTGTTATAAAATACATACTCTTCTGGTGTTGCTCTTTCTATTAAGAAGTCATTAGGATTTAATCTTTCTTTCTCTAAAAACTTCTTTTGATCTCTAGTTAGTTTCTTAAGTTTCTTCAATTTGCTATCCCTCCTTTATAAGTGATATAGGAAATATATAAGTAACCAGAATAAAGAACAGAATCCAAATCCCACCCAAAATCCTAGGTTATCTTTTTTATTCTCAACTGCTTTTATTGCAATTTCTAAAGCATTGTAATCATCAATCCAAACATCATTATTTTGATCATATCTAAGTTGATATTCTGCTTCACTTTTTAAGTCTTTTAATTGTCTTACAACATTTTCTTTTGTCATGTTTGTACCTCCTTATTTTGTTCTTGCCCCTTAACATATGGTAAAATTATGTTGAAAGGGGGTGAAATTTATGAAAAAAGATTTTAATGAGTTTTTATCTACTCTTACAGAAGATAAACTTTTAGAAATTACTGATAAAATTAATTCAGTTGAAAATAAAATTAGTTTTTCAACTACTCCAGAGGGAATTAATAAGTTTGTTAGTATTATTTCAGCGGTTAATCTTCAATTCACAATTGAAGTGGTTAGACTTTATCATGAATGGCTAAATTCCTAAATATTTCGGAACCATTTAATACAAGTGTTATAGACTGCTCCTGAACTGGTACTTCTGGAGCAGTTCCTAAATTCACTCCACATACTGGACAATAATTGTAATCTTCTTTTAAGTTTTCATTTTCACATCTTGGACATTTATTCATTTTTATTCCTCCTTCTCTCTCCAATCTTTACAATTAATAATTGGTTTCTTATCTAGTTGTTCATTTTTCAAAGAGCAACATCTAAAAGCTTCTATCTTTTCATAAGGACAACCATCAAGTTCTGGATGTGGTTCTAAGTACCCTGGTTCATATTCATAATGACTACAAGTTAAACAAGTCTTATTCTTTGTATTAAACCAACACATATTCTCATGCTTTTTCATCTGTGTTTTATTAATTAACTTTTTCTTATTACAATGTTCGCATTCATAGATTGTTCTTTCTATCATATAGACCTCCTTAAAAACCAAGTGCTATTTTCCCGTTATTTAGTCTTTGAATTAACATCTCATTTTCTCTTTCAAGTTTTTCAATTTTCTTTCCAATCTTCTGCGCTCTAGTGGAGAAAGTGGATTAATATCTTGCCCTAAGCTTTCTATCTTTTCAATTTCTTCTAGACTATACCTAATTGAGTTTGGAAGTGGCACTCTAGTTAATACACCTGCTTTTTCAAACGCTTCAATAGGCTTAGTTGATTCATAATCCCATCTCTTTGCAAGATTTTGTCTATTAATCAAAGTTTGTTCCATACGTTATCACTCCTAAGCAACTCCATATTTAATAGCCAACTCTTTTACTATTGCTACATAACCTTCTATTAATCTACTATCTCTAGCAATAACATCTAGATAATTAAGCTTATCTCTCTTAGATTTACACACACCTTCATCAGCCATTCTTCTTCTCATATTAGTAAGTTGAACATCTAATTTACATTTCAATCTAATTTTCATAAGTCCATATATTTCTCTATTTACATCACCTATAAATCTATTGCCACCTAAGCTATTTGCCATTTTGACAATTAACCTTCGGCATTCCTCTCTCCAACTTACAGTGCTTGTATTAATAGAAACTACATCTCTAATCCCTTGTATTTCTTCCTTGGTTTGTTCAACTTTTTCATTAGTTCTTTCTATATAAGCTTTAATTTGCTTATTTTCTAATTCTTGTTTTGCAACTGTATCAAATATTTGCTTAAACATTTGAAGCTCTGGACTTAATTCGGAGGTATTTAAATCTTGTACTTTTTCTTTAGGATTAAAATAGTTTTCCTCTAAATCTTCATATACTTCCCATGCTTCATCTGTATCAAGAATTTTTGCATGTCTTGCTGCTCCTCTATCTGTCCATAAATATAAAACCGGTGCAAATTTTATAGGTTCAAGACTTTCAGTCGGTAAGCTATTTTTAAATTCCTTTAATGCTTGTCCTGCTAATTTGTAATAATGTTTTCCTTCTAAGAATCTTTTTTCATTTCTTGAATAATTCTTTTGAATATTTCCTTCTTCTGTTCCAAACTCTTCTGCTAATACTTTAGTTGTAATAATCCTTTGATTTTTAAATTCTAATGGTGTTAAATTATTCATTTCTATTCGCCTCCCTAATTTACATTCATCTTTCCCCAATACTCTTGCATTTTATTAAGATGAATCCATTCAAACTTAATTAATGTATTTATTACTGCTAAAGCAATTTCTTTTGCATAGTCATAATTAGATTCAGTTATTTCTGTAAGTCTACTAACACCTACATACTCCTTGACTATATTACCTATTTGGGTTATTAAACTTGATTGTATACATTTTCCTTCCCCATACCTCTCTCTTAATATAGGAACTAAATAACTCTCTCTTATGCTTGTCCAATTCTTTTGTGTTTTCAAAGTTTCTCTTAATTTTATATTTTCTTCTTTTAGTACTACATTTTCAGCTAAAACCAATTCCATCTTCTTCACTAGCTCTTCATTACTCATTTTTCTTTTCCTCCTCTTTTTCAAGTTCCTCTGCCTTCTTAATCAACTCTGATACAGGAATCCCAATCCCTTTTGCGATTTTATCTAATGTTTCTATTGTTGGGTTTGCATTTTTCCCATTTGTTATTTCGCTCAATGTTGTTTGTGCTATTCCAGAAATTTTAGATATCCTATATTTGCTGATTTGTTTTTCTCTAGCTAATATTGTTATTGCTTTCCCTATTGTCATTTCCACACCTCCCTCTAACGTATTACTACGTTAATTTAATAGTATTATATTTACGAAGTATTTTCAATAATGATACTTCGGTAAATTTTACTATTAAACAAAAATAAGTCCCCAATTCTTTAAATTACTTCGTTTTTCTTGACATATCTCTTTTTCCGTACTATACTACGGAATATAGAAGTAGTAACCATAAAGGAGGTTATAGTTATGTTTAATAAAGATATAATTATCGAAATACTAAATAAGAAAGGTTGGAGTAGATACAAACTATGCAAAGAAGCTAATATGGCGCAATCAACATTAAGTGACATTCTTTCCGGAAAAAATACAAGTCCTAAGACTGATACATTGCAACGTATTGCTGATACTTTAAATGTTCCTATAAGCTATTTCTTTGACGAGGAAAGAGAAGAATTAAAAAAAGAAACAAATTTAAAGACTATACAAAATGATTTTCCTATAGTTCCAGAACATTTTACTGATCCAGAAGAAGCAAGAGCTTATGTTACTAAACATCAAATCTTTGGATACGGTGGATTTGACCCATACAAGATGAGTGATGAAGATATTCTTAATTTTGCTAATGAAATGATAAACCAAGCAGAATTATTAGGTTATAAATACATGAAAGAAAAAAATAAATAAACCTAACTTTAACGGAGTGAGATTCTATGAGATGGATTAATGAAATAGCAGACGGTATTCTTGATATATACAAAACCAATAGTCCATATGAACTATGTAAATATTTAAATATAAAAATAGAAAAAGTAGAAAGTACATCCTTCTTGTTGCAAGGGAATGATTCTATATACTATAGAAATTACTACGGCACAGAAATTATTTTTATAAGAAATGACTTATATGGTTATGATGAAGAATTTAAACTTAGGCATGAAATAGGTCACGCGATTCTACACGATATACCTAGTTCTAGATATACCAATATTGGAAAGTTAGAGCGCCAAGCTAATTATTTTGCATTAGCTTTAACAGGAATAAAGTTTGATTTAATTGAAATACAAGGAAAGACATTAAAAGAATTTGCCAGTTGTAAAAACGTTCCTTATGAACCTTTAGCTCAACTGGTTAATTTATAAAGCTAAAAAGAACATACATTCGTAAAAGGAGATGATTTTATGGAATATAACATCACTAACCGTAAAAAAGATAATGGATTGCAATTTATAATTTCATACAAAGATAAAAATAGTAAATGGCGTCAAAAATCAAAGCAAGGTTTTGAGAATTCTAGAGAAGGTAAACATAAGGGAAAAGAATGGGCTATGAATACTTTAAAAGAGCTTGAAGGTACTTTTACTCTAAATACTAATTTAAGTGATATTACTTTTAAAGATTTCACCACTTTATTCCTAGAAGATAAATCTGATTCTATCCAGCATAATACCATTGATACTTACAAAAAAGCTTTTAATCGTTTTAGTGATCTAGATAATATTAAGATAAAAAACATAAAAAATATTGATGTTCAAAAAATTGTTAATAAAATGCTTAAATCTGGTTGTAAAGTTTCAACAAGTAAATTGTATTTATACAAAATAAAAACTTGTTTATACTCTGCTGTTAATGACTATAATATTATTTTAACTAATCCAATAAAAAAAATAACCTTCCCAAAAGAAGATACAAAAACAGAAAAGGAAGCTCTAACACTTAATGAAAGTAAAATCTTATTAAATAAATTAATTAACAAAAATATAAAATACTATATCTTCACTCTTTTAGGCTTAAAATGTGGTTTGCGTGCTTCTGAAATTGTAGGGCTAACATGGGATTGTATAGATTTAAAAAATAAAACTTTAAGAGTTGAAAAACAATGGAAATACGATAAAGATAAGAAAGTTTATAGTTTTGGTTCTCTAAAATCAAATAATTCTTATAGAACTATTCCTATATCAAAATTTGTTGTTTCTGAACTAAATAAATATAAATCAACTAATCCTATCCCATTAGATAATAGAGTATTAAATTATGCAACTACTGATTCAATAACTAGTCATTTGAGAAAAGAATTTCACGCACTTGGATTTAATATATCTCCACATAATCTACGCCATACCTATGCTACATCTTTAATTGCAAAAGGTCTAGATTTTAGAACTGTTGCTAATCTTATGGGGCACACTATGCAAGAAACAATTAAGACTTATTCTCATGTTACAGATGAAATGATTGAAAGAGCAAAAGATTTAATTGAAATGATATAA